CCCTCCAGCCGTGCTTCCCGCACCGCCAGGGGGAGTTGGTGTTCCAGGTTGTCCTGCTGGTTGATTCTGTCTCTCTTGCTGAGCCGCCTCTTCAAACAAGATATGTCTGACAAATAGATTGACTATACCTGGGTTAGTTCGGAAGGCTTTTTTGAAGTCTTCACTACCCATAAAGTTCAAATGTATTTCCGTATGGTCTGATGTGGCAAATGGTGTCCCAGGCATTTCATCACCCTCCATCATTTGTTCATTTTCAGTCATTGCCATCCTAATCATCTGTTCTGGATCGATAGCCGCTTCTGGTTCTTCCCTAACTTCAAAGTCATCTGGATCAAAGTCATTTATCTCCAGCATCTTGGAAGCAGTCTTTTTTAGATCAAGTAAGCCTTGCTGGACGGCCGCCTGAATAATTGGATGCTGGAATAGTTCATTAACCTTTTGCTGAAGTAGCGGCTTGGAAACAGGAAAGGTTGGTTCAGCAGATAGTTTAAGATCAAAAGCACCTTTGATTGGAATAACATCTTCAGGTAGTACATCAAAGAAGTTTTCCCCCTTATTATCACGTTCTTCGATACCGCCCTCACCAACTCTTGTCAGCTCGATATTAGTGGTTCTGATTGTTCTTGGCTGTTCAATAAACTGCTGGCCGTTTATCGATCTGACATTTCCAGCGGCAATGGCGTTTGCCAATTCTGGTTCTTTAGCACCGAGGATAGATTGTAGTTTTGGCTGGCTATAATGCTGAATTATATTGGCAACCCTTAGTCTTGATTGTTCCATTAAGAGGGTTCTGGATAATAACCATATCTTCAGTCGTAAACGTCTCAAAGTCGCTTCCTTTAGTATGGCAGCTTCAGTGGCAGACCCAGAGGCTCTAACTGACTGGCTTCGTACATCCATACCAGTAACTCTTTCCCCATCTTCTTTCAGTCTATCTTCTTCGAGATACGCAGACTGAGGTGTTGCCGAGTATTCCAAAGGTTTTATTGATCCCATAGGATCATCAACATAAATTGGTTTATGCGGTGCGGTAATTAAATCCTGATCGGTGAGAACCTCTCTATTTGAGACTAAGAATACCTTATCTATATCAAGATGTGATCTGTCGATCCTCTGCCTCCTTATAGTAGTTAACTCGTCTTGGATTGACTCAAGCAGTTCTGGCTCACCCTTGTGATAGAATTGATGAGGTCTCATAACGTCTAACGCTTGGGCAAAAGGAAGCTGTTTGTGGTTGTATGGGTTTGGTGAATTACGCAAAACTACGTCATTGGCTGTAATAACCAATTTGTCTGGGTTTCTACTCCAATACCAAAGAACTTCGATTTCTTTTTGATTGATACCTTTTGGCGGCTGATAGAACTCGTAGTAGTTGGTGTCACCGCCTGGTTTAACATATTTAGCATTATCAAGCGGATCAAATATTTTTCCCTTGTAGACAGTTTTGAATTTCTCAAAGTCCAAGATATATCTTCTGATACAGTCATTAGCTTTGTATGGGCCACGGTTAATACTTCTTGCGCTCTCATCAATAAAGAAATCTTGCAATTTAACCGCTTCCATATATACATCATCAAAATCGTTGATCTCTTTCTCTTCGTACTCCTCAACTCCCTTTTCGGGATCATATTTAACCAACACTCTTACTTGCCTAGCATCTTTCCAGTAGTATTCCTGAACGATTCCAGTACCAAGAACTAAAGCATCTTTGATGGCTTTATATAGTTCAATATCACCATCTCCAACTTCCCAGGTGTACTCCATAACGTGATTGATAACAGTGGCTTTTGGCTTATCTTCTGGGCCTCGTGCTGATGCCTTAGGGCGTAATGTTTGATCGATAAGTTCGGAAAGTTCTGCTTCTACAATAGATGTAGTAAAAGGTGGGACTATATTGCTTTGCCAATCGTTGATATTCTTTGGTGGTCGCCAGGCTTCCCATTGTTTTTCGTGCCTATCCCATATCGGTTCAAACTTACTCCTAGTCGCTTTCATGTCTGAATATCGTTGATAGACAAATCTTAAAAGACCGTGTTCTTTTTCACTAGGCTTATACGCCGCTCTGATCTCGGCGTTTGGATTTCCTTCTATTAAGTCAGCCATATTTTAAGTATAACATTAGTACAGCCATTTCTTTCCTGTCTGAGACTCAAACTCGCCCCGCCTATCTTTTATTCTTGGCTGAAAAGCTAATTGTTCCATGTAGGCTAAAGCGTCAATAATATCGTCATGTGGTGTTCTTGGAAACCTTCTTAGCTGATCTTCAAGATCAGCCGTTTCTCTTAGTGTTTTGAGATGGTAGATTTTACCGCTGGCGTATCTTGGTTCAAGCGATTGAATACGATACTGTTTGGGTTCAGACAAACCAGTAGTTCGACTTGTTTCTGGTTTAAGTTCCTTGATCGGCAAAGGTGCTTTTCTGCCCCTTTTAACTTCTTCTTGAATGAAAGTAGACAATGCTTTTTGATAGGCAACCACCTCAATCCCTATTGATATTGGCTTCCATTTCTCATCCATATAGAAAAGCTCACGGATCAGTTCCATCACTCCATACCTGCCAGTCCGTATATCTCTGATGTACCAGTTATTTTCCTTATCAACTGAGATAACCACGAAAGCAGTTTTGTCAGCGTCTTTTGAGGCGGATATAGCAGGGTCTACAGTCATAAAGGTTAGGACTTCTACACCTTTTAAATCTTCTTCTTCGTAATACTTGAAGTCATATTTAAAAATTGCATCTTCATCTAGGACTGGTTCAAGCATATATTGGGAACTCCAGTGGGAAGGGCCTTCCAATACTCTCAACTCCTCCAGTCTATTCCAGCTTAATCTTTCGGGGAAAAGTAAGTTACCCTCTTTCCAGTCTCCTTCGTAGGCTGCTTTCTTGAAAACGGCAAACTTGTCTAAGATATTGTTTTCAGGATCTTCAATCCAAGAGTATAAATCAGAGTAGTTGTATGGCGTACCAATTATAATAAGTTCTCCTTTGGGTTCAAGAAGGTCAAGAGTGGTTCTGTAGAAGCTGATTACCTTTTGGATTTGGTCTCTGGTGGTGGTGTTATCCCAGTTTACCAAGTCATCCAGAATTATTAGATCGAAATGGGTAGAAACTAGATTTCCAGTCATTCCATAACCGAAAACTGTCGGTTCTTTGGTCTCAAAACTTTTATCTGTTTTCAATTTGATAGTATTTTCATTCCAGATTTCGGCATCTTTAGCCAGCTCACCATAGATTTGCAGGATTCGGGGATTCTTTTTCAGATTATCCTGTGTCTGGGAGATAAACTTGGTTACCATTGGATAGGTGGCATTAACAATTAAGATACGGATATTGGGATTATTGGCTATTTTCCACAAAGAGTAGCCGATGGTAACGATAGAACTTTTAAAAGTACCTCTGGGAAGTTCAATTAGGAGTTGTTTCTTCTTAACATTATCGGTTATAAAGTTGCAAAGTGGCTTATGGAGTGGCTCGTAGATGTCTTTCCAGCCAACAACTTCCTTGCTGAAGCCATAGAAATCATATTTGTAGTAACTTCTGTTTAAATCACGATTAAGAGCTTTTCCAGTATTTATTCCTTCAATCAATTCTTGTCTGATGTCCATAATTTAGGTTCTTTTGCTGTCATTTTACCTGTAAAAAAATCTAAAGTGTCTTCAATAGCTATTCCTAGCCCTCTTGCCCCCATTACATCAACGGTTGGATCGAATGTAGCGGTCATTCCTTTGGCGTAGTGATCGTTTTTAGGTGAAATCAATATCGCCAAAAGCCCTCTTTGTGTTTTAAACCATCTTTTGCCTACCAGAATTGGATCTCCTTTGGTTATATACAGCTTGAGTTGCCAATTTGGGTAATCGGTTGGGTCAATAGTTAAAATATAGTCTTGGGCGGCTTCTCTTAGGGATTTTAAATACCCAAGATCGTCAAATTTGCGTTTTTTTGCTGATTTTTCAAAGCGTTCAGCTAATTTGTCGGTTTCGGTCTTAATCTTTTGTTTTTCTAGTTCGGCAACGGCTTTTAAGCCTTTTTTTCTTGATTCATCCCCCGTAGTAAGAATTTCCTCGGCTTTTTCGTGGAATTTCCTCTTTTCTTCCTGTTTTATCTCAAATTTCATCAAAGGTCTCTTCTTCGGAATTGACATCGATGTACCTCCTCAATAAGTGGTTGATCCAGTTGGCGATTATCTTATCTGGTAATTGGGTGAAAGAATAGCGGTCAAATCGGCCATTGTATCTAACGGCCAATTCCTGTTTTGACCAAGTTTCTGTGATTTCAGCAAGGAACATTTTGAGGGGTTTCAGGGACTTTTTTATCTCCCCATTGGGTTTAGGGCGGTTAGCGTACTGTCGCCACGGATGCGTCATTGACGGCTTCTGTATCACTTTAACTAAAACTATATCATTTTTGTTTATTTGTCAAGTATTGTGTTATACTCATATTGAGGACAACTGATTTAGCCAATCAGCCCACAGCCGACCAAAGGAGGCGGCAGAAAAAATGGCAGAAGCAAAAGATGTAAAAAAAGATGAGAATACTTCTCAGACTTCTTCAGAAAATACAACCGCAGAAGTAAAGGATTCCAAGACTGAAACCGCTAGTGGTGAAAAAGACACCACGGATAAATTTAAGAACCAAGAGGAATTGGCAAAATCTTATGATGAGTTGCAGAAGAAATTGGGGGAGCAAGGTGATAAACTAGGTCAGATGGAGACTTTTATGTCAAATGCCAACGCTCTTCTCAATGCGGTTTATTCTGATCCAGATATTCAGAAATTAGTTGAGCAAAAATACGGAGGAGGACAAGTGCAGGATAATAAACAGGCAGAACAGCCACAATCAGTAACCGATCCGAGATTGTCGGAAATGGAACAGATGTTAAGATTGAAAGCTATTGAAGAATTTGATAAGCGGTATAATATAAATGAAACTGAGGCATTGGAAACTCACAAAAAGATTGGCGAGCAACTAACTAAAATTGGTATTGATGTTAGGAGTTCACCGCTGGATTTGTTACCAGCTCAACTTGATACGGCTTATCAGAGAGCATTCCCAGATAAGGCTTTGGGTAATGCCAGAGCGGAAGGGGCGGCTCAGACTATGACCAACCTGCAAAGTCAGATACCAAGTCAGGGGGGTGGTTCATCTAGTTTAGAAGAAGGAACTGTTGATTTATCTATCGAGCAGAAAGATTGGGCTAAGAAGCTTGGTGTTAATGAAGATAAGATTAAAGATGCCCTGAAAAAACATCCTGAGTAGAACCCCTATTGACAGTGTGTTATACTTAAAATAAGACAATATGAAAAATGAAAATGTAGAACTTCGGTTCTGCATTTTTATTACGGAGAACTTTATGGCAGGATTTAGTTACAGAAAGAATATAGACGGTTCAAATCAAGCACCAGTAAATAAGAATCTAGTTGGTGCGGCCTCAGTGGTTTTCTCAGTAGGGGACTTAATTCGTATTAACAACGCAGGTCAAGCCTCTCTTGTTACTGCGGGTGATTTGGTTCTTGGGGTTGTAACTAGTGTTACTACCAAAGATGGTGCTCCTGTAGCTCCAGACTCAGGAACCACTGATACTTGGACAATGGCTTCTAGTAATGTTTCAGACGCAACTAAGAATCTCAAGGTTCACTATATTCCAGCTTTACCTAATTATCTTTTCTACAATGATGGTGATGCGGATGTTACTGTAGCAAAACTGTTTATGTACTTCCCAGTTAATGATGAAAATGATGTTGATCTTACAACTGGAAGTGACACCGTTGTAGACACAGTACGTTTAATAGAAATTGATCCAGATGGTGATGGAGATGCCTCTAAAGGGCTTTTCCAAATAGCAGAATCATTTTGGGCACAGTCAGGAGGAGGCACGCAAGATACCAGTGGTATCGAGGCGGCTTAATATAAATTATGGCAATGATCCGAGGTAACTTTGCAGACACATTAGATCCAGCAATACGAACGGTCTTCTATGACCGATACGAGCTGGAACCAGCAGTACGACCAAATGTCTTCAATGACCAGACTTCTGACCGAAACATTGAGGAAGACTCTGGTATAACTGGATTAGGTCTATTGACTGAGACTTCAGAACTCGGAGCATTGGACTACGAAGACGCTTTACAAATATTTAAAACTACATATACCCACAAGAAATATACTAAGGGTATTAAGATTTCACAAGAGTTAGTTGAAGATGACCAAAAGAATACCATCAGGAGACTTCCTGAAGCATTGGCAAGATCTACCAGAAGGACTGAAGAATTTTACGGAGCCAGTGTTTACAATAACGCCTTTACTACAGCAAATACTTCTTACGGAGATGGAAAGCCACTTGCTTCAACTTCGCATACCAGAGTAGATGGTGGAACGGCTCAAAGTAACGCTTCTGCAACTGGTATTACTTTAACTGAAACAAACCTTGAAACAGCTAGAATTGCTTTTAGAAAACAGCTTGATGACAAAGGTCAAAGGATAATGACCACTCCCAAGACATTGCTTGTTCCAATCGATCTTGGTAAGACAGCACAGATAATTGTTGGCAGCAATCTAAGAAGTGGTACAGCTGACAATGATGTTAATGTCTACGCAGGTAAATTTAGCATAGTTGAATGGGAGTTTATAACCAGTACTACTGCTTGGTTTTTACTCGGCAGCAAAGGCGATCATTTAATTACTTGGAATTGGAGAGTGAGACCTCAATTTAAACAAGATAACAGTTTTGACTCAGATGCAGCACTTTGGAAAGTTAGAGAAAGATTTAGCTTCGGTTGGAGTGACTGGAGATCCTCATGGGGATCAAAGGGTGATGGCGGAGCGTACTCTAGCTAAATAATATTGTGCTATAGCTAATGTGGGAGCACGGAGCGTACTCGTAGGCTCCTGGATGGCTCCCATTTTTAGTAGAAGGAATAATATGGCAAGTAAGCATTTTAGAACAGATACACACGTTAGTAACTTAGCGGGAACGGTGAGAAGGATCGCAGGGGTTCCTCGCACCACTCTTACTGAGCCGACTGAGCATATTGTTGGTGCAGTAACGTATGATGGGACTAACGAAAGAATTTGGGTAAACGTGGGCGGTACTGCCCACACTTGGAGATACATTAGTTTAACTTAGGAGTAATATGGCAGGATTTGATAGACAAGATACACATTACAGCAGTTTAGCAGGAAACATCCGAAGCGGTGCGGGACATCCTAACACCTTCATTACTTCCAGTGATGATACTGAAACTGGTGATCTATTTCTTGATACAACTAACAACCGTCTTTATATAAACACAGATGGTACAACCTCTGGGTGGAAATATAGTTCTTTGGTTACTACTACTACAAGTTCTACTACATCTTCGTCATCTAGTACTTCATCTAGTACTTCTAGTTCTACTTCTACATCTTCAAGTACAAGTAGTTCATCCACTTCATCTTCCAGCACAACCACAGGTTAAAGCAAGTTAGCAGTTATGTTATACTAAATATATGGCCGATGTAGACGTTACTAGTTCCGAATCTCAACCAGGTTCCGTTCAAAGAGAGTGGGAAGCCCATAAAGTCTTTGATAACGCCTCTACTGATGAAACAACTTCTCCCGCTATTGATATTAAAAACGCCCGATCAGTTTCTCTTTTTGTAGAAACTGGAGTAGGTGTTAATGCAGGGGTAGTTCAGCTTGAGGTCGCAATGACTTCTTCTGGCCCATGGTTAAAGGTGGATAGTGTAACCACGTCGGCGGCTTCTACAGCCTATCAGGTGGTTACAAGTGATGCTTTGGATGGGAACACTAATACTACTGTAGGTCTCCCCGCCAAATACGCACGGGCTAGAATTGAGACCGTCATTGGTGTTGGTACTATTGATGGTTACTTAGTAGTTCAGAGATAGTAAAAGAGATAATTAAGTATGAAAAATGAAAATTTCGTTACCGCAGATTTAATCTTAGCTTCTACCCTCGAAACTTTAGATTTCAAATTGAAAGATATTCAGCCTACAGATATTCCAGGCAGGTACAATTTCATTTTCGTTAATGATTCCAAGATCGGGGAATTAGTTGATATGTTTAATACAGATAAGATTGCGGTAGAACCTAAGAAATATTACTACCATATGAGATCATTAAAAGGTAGGATATTTAGGGCTATTGAAACCCAGAAAGGAGGCTAATGTCAAAGGTACTGATAAACCCAAAGCGGTTTACAAATTATGCAGTTAGGGATTCTCAGAACAGACCAGTCGAACGGGATACTGAAGATGTTGTCGACTATCCAATCGCCGAAGCCGCTTTAGATGCAACGGGGAACCCTATATGGGATAATGCCGCTGGTACTTACCGTACTACTGGTCGTACACTGGAATTTACTTTGCTTCGTGGTCAAGCGGCAGAGTTTGAAGACTATATTGCCAATATTCTTCTTGATAGATATGAGTTTTTAAGTGAGAAAAATGTGGTTAGTAAGGCGGTAAAAGAAATGATGCCACCAGCAGAAGAAGTCAAGAAAGAGGCAGGAGAAATTCGTTGTAAACGCTGCGGTCAGAGCTTTCGTGGTATGAATCAACTTGGTTTACACACAGGAGTGAAACACCCAAATGATCTCACTGGCTGAAAAGACATTTGAAGAT